CGCTGGCCAGGCGACCCTCATGGGCGGCCTGGTGACGTTTCTCACCGGTGCCCAGTACATCTTTTTCTCGATCCTCAAGGCCGAGGCCAAGGCAGCCCAGACGCCGCCGCCTGCTGCTCCTGTGGCTACACCTGCACCGGATCCTGCTGCAGCTCCTGCAGCGCCCGCGCCCACGGCCTGACCGTGCTTTTTGTCGCCCTGATCCTGGTGGCCGCGCTCGGTTTCGCGCCGAACTGTCACCAGTCTGGCCAGATCTTCGAGGGCGAGGACACCGTTCCACAACTGGCCGCCCGCTGCACTTTTTAGGAGGTTCCCCATGAAATCCCTGTTTCTCGCCGTCCTGGCAGTCTTTGTGCTGTCCGGCTGCGGCACGCTCAACACCTACGTGGCCGCTCAGAACGCTGCTGCGGTGAAGGATACGAAAGCCGCCAACGACAACCTGGTGCGTGGCATCGAGGAGAGCATCTGCGAAGTCCCTATCGGGGCCGTGATCAGGAACTCGGAGTTTGTCCCGATCGCTCAAGCGGCCTGCCTACCAGCCGGGGCGAATCAGAACCCGGTCCAGCTCCTGCAGAACATGGCCCAGCCAGCCACGGCGACAGTCCCGGCTTATCAGCAAAACATGAACGCCAACCCGGTACCGGCGCCCGTCACCAGCACGCCGGCGAAGCGATACGCGCCGAAACCGCAAAAGCCAGTGACGCCTGGGCAACCACTGTTCTCTCCCTCTCCCGCATCGACGCCAGCCCCTGCACCGACGCCAGCCCAGCCATTCGGGGCCCTGACGCCGACGCCGGCTGGATTTGGGGCGATTCCTGGGCAGTGATAGCCGGAATAAGTTTAATCCTGGCCGGAATGTTGGCCAGCGCGAGGAAAAACAGATGAATGCGCTCCCTTACGCCCTGATCGCCCAGGCGGCCTATTCAGATCCTCCGGACATTGGCCGCGCAGACACCGCGGCACGCGCCATCAAAACCGTCAACGCCGACGGGCTGATCGTGACGTTCCCTGGCACGAATAACGTGGCGTGCTGGCTTGCAGATCTCGATGTGAGCGTGGTTGGCGTGGAAGGCCTTGGAACCCTCCATGAGGGCTTCTGGAACGCGCTGGGAGAGATTGAAGCAGATCTGCTGGCCCTGGATCCCGACGTGACCTGCGGACACTCAGAAGGGGGCGCGCTGGCGATCCTGTACGCTGCCGTCCTGTGCCTGGATGGCCGGCCACCGAAAGCTGTCTATGCCTTCGAGCCACCCCGCGTGTCGATCGACAGCACCCTGGCCAGCCTGTTCACCCAGCATGGCGTCCAGCTGCTGCTGACCCAGAATGGCGAGGACGTTGTGCCCATGGTCCCGCGCCTGCTCCACGACTGGCAGCACCCGGGCCCGCTGACCCGGATCGGGAAGGCTTCGGAGCCGTTTCCGAACGTCGAGGATCACCTGATTGAGAACGTCATCAGGGCGCTCCAGGGGTGATTATCCGAATGGGGATTTTTTGACCAAACAGGGGCATTCCCGGCATTTCACGCGCTTCACGCAAAATGCAACCGCCTGTTTTCATTGATTATGCTATATTTGCGCCGTATGCTTGCTGGACTCGAAATCAGGCGTACGGTTATCCGTACCGTGGGTTCGAATCCCACCCTCTCCGCCAGTATCCACGCGGGTTTCCAGCCCGTTCCTATTTCAAAAAACCCCGTTTTTCAAAAATGACGAATGGGGATTTTTTGACCAACTTCACGCTACTTTCTTCCCGACTTTCAGAATTGCCGCTGCCAGGCTGCCGGTAGCCAGGTGCGCGTATCTTTTCGTGCTTCTGGGATCCTTGTGACCCAGAACGCCCCCCACTGTGTACAGATCCACCCCATGGTTGATCATTTCGCTTGCCGTCGAGTGGCGCAGATCGTGGAAGTGCAGGTGCCCCATTCCCATGGACCTGGTGGCTTCACGGAACGACTGCTGGATGGTGGCTTTGCAGACCCTGATGGGTGGAATGGCCCTGATTTTCGGGTGTACCGGGATGATCCTTGGGTTGCCATTCTTGGAGTCATCAAGGACGAAGTTATCTCCCACGCGCCTGGCGCGCAGGATCTCCGACAGGCGCATGCCTGAGTAAAAGGCGACGCGGACAGCCTGCCTGGCGGCCACATGGTCACACCTTCTGGCGATTCTCAGCATTTCGGCGCGCGTGATGTAGACCTGGCGCTCGTTCTTGACCTCCGGGATGGCCACGCGGGCCGCAGGATCGTTGTCGCACATGTCGTGATGCTTCCACCCCCACCGGCATGCTGCGGTCAAGTAGCGGATCCTGTTGCGGATGGTAGCAGGTGCCAGTCCTGGGCTTTTCAGAACGTAGGCCTTGCAGACATCGGGCAGCTCGGTAATCGGTCGCCCCTGGTAAGCCCAGAAGATCAGCGCCAGCTCGCGCTCGACATTCTTGCCGGTTTTCAGCTTTGGGGTGCGCTCTTTGATATAAGCGTCAACGGCGTCCTCGATGGTGCGCTGGGGCTTTTCGACGCCTCGGGCGATTGCGTAGAGTCGGGCCGATTCTTGCCTGTCAAAGGTATCAGCCTGGGCTTGATTCCACGCCTTTGGAAGGTGTTTGCAAGCTCGGACGCGCCGGCCGCCAATGCGACGGTCGAACTCAAAGACGAAACAACCTTTTGTTTTGTCGCGGTAAATCGGCATGTTTCCAGGTACTCCTCGAGATCTGCCCGGTCGAACAGTATACGCCGGCCAATTCTGTGGCACGGAATCGGCCCCTCTGGTGCTGCCAGGCTGTACATCATGCGCGCACTGACCCCCAGGGACTGGGCGGCCTTGGCCACGCTGATGAGTTCGGTTGTCATTTGTGCGCCCCCACAATCACGGCAAGATGCTTTTCAAGGTTGCCCATTGGCGGGTATTTTGTGTTCCATGGCGGCGTCAACGCGTGAATGTAAAGCGCCTCAACATCTTCCATTAAAAGCTCCGGTACGCCGATAAAGAAAACCCGGCTGAATCTTTTGCCGCCCCTGAAGTGCTGGACGATTCTGAAATGGGGATCTCTGGAAACCCCGACATAATCAACATCGTCATTGATCAGGAAATAGATACCGGACTCACGCGGCAGGTTGTCCCAGTCTAAATCCAGTGCTTTTTTGAGAATGTCGTCGCGCGAGAACAAAAGGCCTTCGATGTTTTTTTGAAGCCACACATCCGGGATCTCGCCATCAAACGGTTTTTGGGCTTCATGAGCGCCTTCGTGATGATCTGGGCGAACAGCGCCATTCCTCCATCGTTCTAGTGCTTCCCGGGCGAGCATGACGCGCCCGATCCCGTTCCTGGCCACGTTGAAGCCGCGGGCTTTCAGCCATGCTTCCTGTGCCGACGGGCGCGTGTACCCCGTCAGCGCCGTCAGTTCGGCGGCGTCAAGAAAGGCGCGGCGTTCGACTGTTTGGGTCATCGGCCGAAAATCATCCCGGCAACCGGTGCGTGCGCACGGTGAGGCCCGGGGCCCTACCAGCCTCCGGCAGCTTGTCCGGGATGAATCCAGATCCGGTGCCACCCGAAACCTTCAGGTAGTCGATTTCGACCTTCACGCTGTTGACGATGACCTGGGCGGCGTTTGAGACGGCCTTTGCCCGTTCAACATCCATCGGGTTGTCCTTGTCCTTCAGCGCCTTCAGCGTCTCGAACATGAGCTCACGCAGTTCGGTGATGTCGTTCATCCCTTTTTCCCCTCTCTTTTGTTGATCTGCCTGTTGATTGCCCCGCGCAGTTGCACCAGCTGGGCGACCTCTTTGCCGTAGTTGTGGAAGCTGTTGCGCTTCATCATTTCCGCGAAGCTCACCAGCTCCAGGTTGTCGATCTCGATGTGGTTCTTGTCGCCGTCCTTGAAGGCCACGTGATGTGACTTCGGAACAGGCCCACGATGCAGCTCCCACACCAGGATGTGAATGGCCACCCAGTCGCGTGGCGGATTGCCGGTGTCGGTGAGCTTGACATGCCGGTATCCTTCCTTGGTCAACCGTTCGCTGCCGATTGGCAGCCATGTATGCGGCTTTGCCCCTTTCTGAAACTGAGTCTCAGCCATTCGGCCGGGAGCGTAGCCAGGCCTGCGAAGCCCCTTATTGGCTGGCACATGACCTTTCGGGAACCGCGTGCCCACCATGCGGGGATCTTGCTTTCCGCGCTGGATCCGGCCGGAAAGGTCGGATTTCTTGAATTCCTCGGATTTTTCAAGGCCGAGCTTTCGCGCCTTCTGAAAAATGCCGCTCTTCGGCCGTCCGAGAATCACCGCCAGATCCTCGGCGCGCTCGTGTGGGTAGCGGTCGATCAGGATCTGCAGCTGCTCTGCGGTCCAGTATTGGCGGGGTGCAAGGATGCCGCGGCTTTTGGTCATTTCGCAGGCTCCCAGTTTTTGCCAGGCTTCTGACACCCTGGGTGCAGGTATCGCGGGTTACCCTTGGGGTTGGTCCACCGGGCGCCAGGTGCATCGGTGCGAAACAATTTTCCGCACAGGCTGCAGCGGCGCTCGTATGGCTTTGCAAAGGGTTGGCTCACTCTTTGCCCTCCAGAATCCTGGCTGCCAGTTCACAGTTGATGGAGTAATGGCCATTGGCAGGAACGCGGCGCAGGACTTCCAGGGCGCGGTCGACGAGCCGCTGTTGCTCGCAAATAATGCTTTCTGCTTGTTGCAACACAGCCCTCCTTACCGCGTATGCAGAACTCTCCTGCATTTCAACGAGGGCATTAAGCGTGTCAGCGTGTGGGCTATAAATTGAGGTAACTTCCGGTTTTTGTTCCGCTGGAGAGGCTTCGGTCGGCACGTCCCTTTCAATATAGGCCGTGCCGCCGCAGGTTTTACAAGCGCGCCCCGTGGGACCGTTGATCCCCCACTCGTTCCCATCGGGGCAGCTTGGGCAGCGGTATTTCATGCCGCCTCCTTCTCGCCTTCCGGTTCCACCCAGCTACCACTGACCAGGTTGTCTGGTTTCGACTTGGCGGTCACTTTGGCGTACATCGCCCACTGCGACATCCTGACTCGTAGCCCGGCGAAAATTCCATAATCACTGCCAGCCTCGATGCCCCAGCCAGCCTTGATGCCCTCGCCAGCCTCGATGCCCCAGCCAGCCTTGATGCCCTCGCCAGCCTCGATGCCCCAGCCAGCCTTGATGCCCTCGCCAGCCTTGATGCCCCAGCCAGCCTTGATGCCCTCGCCAGCCTCGATGCCCGTGCCAGCGCGCAACCATCTTGCGATGGTTGCGCTTCCTTTGATCACGATGCGACCGGCAAAAAACAGGTTTTTGCAGTTCACGATCGCGTCCACTTCGAGAACCGCGTTACGATCGGCGCCGGCGTGGTCCATGAGCCAGTGCGCGTATTGCGGCTGATCGTCTGCAGCCAGCGCGTCCAGGATGACCTGGTACTCAGCCTCGCCGGTCGGGAAGTGCTTGTTAAACCAGGCGTATCCATCCGAGCAAGCGCCCCAGCCCTTCAGCATTTCGTTTGTGATTTTCATGCTGCGCGTCCTTCTTCTTCGTTGTCGACAAGGCCGTCAACGAATTCTGTGAACTTGTAAAGCGCAGCCCCTTTCAGCGTGGTCTTGGCGCTGCTTACAATCAGTTTCGCCTGCACGGCCTGCAGCGCGGCAATCCGGCTTTCAGCAACGCCGTGATAAAGAGACAGCGCTGCAGTGCTACAAATCGCGCCGATTGTTTTGTTGATGGCGTAGAGCCACTTGCCGTTCTCCAGCTCCAGCAGCTCGACGAACACCGAGTTCTTTTTGTGGTTCCACTCGAAAGTCTCGTCAGCCACGCAGGTGTAAACGCCGTGCTCATTGGGAAGCTCGCCCAGCTTCGCGCTTTTCGGCGGGTTTTGGATAACGCCCTTTTCTTCCTGCCAGGTCATCCATCCATTGAGCCATTCCTTGACCAGCTCGGCGGCCATCCCCGCCGGCGTTTCGTGTTGCGTCTTGCCATCCATTGCGGCCTGATACCCGGCATCCCATGCTTCCTGCCGTTCCTTCATGGTGTGTTTTGCCGCGTTCTGATCGGTGATGGCGGTCGCTTCTCCATCAACCGTATTGCCCATGCCCTTACCGTCACCCTTGGGATCGTATTCATTGCCCAGGTTCATGGCGCGCTGATCGGCTTCTCCCTGGACCTCGTTGATGCCGCCCAGGTGATCGGCCGCATTGGCAACCACCACCAGCACGGCTTTTCCGTTGGCGTCGTAGAGCTCATGCAGGTTGGGCGCAGCTGAACTGAATTTCACTGTGGCTTTGACGCCGTCCTTGATCGTGATGGCATCCAGGTCACCGGTCACCACCGTGCGCCCCTGAGCCGCCAGCAGGTGGACCGCCATCTTGACGTTGGTTTCGACCCGGGCGCGCAGCCGGTCAATAATGTCGTCCTGTTTGCCCTTGGGCAGTTCCGGCCAGGGCTTGGGCAACAAACGCAGCTCAGTGACGAGCCCAGACAGCAGATCCTTGCCGATGGTATCGGCGGTCATGGTGCGAAAATCCTTTGGAGCGTTCATAAATTTGTGACTCCTCTCAATGGTTGAATGTACCTACTTCCCAACTGCAGCCAGTCGCCGCGGTTGGGCTTCCGCTTCCTGTTCCGTGAGGCGCACGTATTCCTCCCAGAACTTGATCCAGGGATATTTCTTGTGACGGGCCTCCCGGTTTTTCTTGGCAAGGTTGGCCTTGCGCTCGTCTGACCAGTACCGCCGTTTCTTCGCATACGGATCACTCATGGCTTCCCCCTAAAATGGAATCCCATCAAATTCCCAGGCATCGCAGCCCATCGGGGCAACGCTTTCCGGGATCGCGTCGTCGTAGAGCCTGCAAACCTGGCCCTGCTCGTACTGGACGCAGCTGCTGCATCCAGGCGTAATGGCTTCAAGTTGCTGGATCTGCTTGCGATGCAGGTCAAGCAGCATTCTGTGTTCGGTCCTGTTCACCGTTGCCCTCCCATTCAAATTTGACTATCTCCGGGAATTTTCCGGACTCGTTGACATGAATCGCCATTGGCACCGCTATTTCGTAGCCGGCGTTGAGGTATTCGACGGCCTCGCTGACCGTTGGAAACTGCCCAGGCTGCCGGTCCCGTCTGGCCCACCAGGAGGCCGCTTTTTGTCCTGCGAAACCATCGTGATCAAGACACACCCACTCCCTGGCAACGACCCGCATGCCGTTCCAATACTCGACGCGCAGCGAATCCGGCGAACCCTCCTTGCGGTGCTGGTTGTAGGTAACCTTGTGGATCTCGTAGCGCACGATTTTTGCGGCCACCTGGTGCAGCAGTACGGCTGCGTTGCTGGCGCCGTTGAAGCGCTTTTCTTCCTCTTCGCGCAGCTTCGCGCCGCACTCGGGGCAATTCAGGGCACTGGCAGGGCGCACCTGGGCACCGCAATCGTCGCAAATGGCGAACGGTGCATCCTTACGAGTGGCCTTTCCTTTGCGCCGGCCACGAATGGCATCCAGCGGCCCCAGTCGTTCTGTGGTGTCGGAGAAATCGAGCCATAGACAGTCCGACTTGCCATCAGCAGGGCGCATGCCGCGGCCGGCACCCTGGACATAGAGCACTGGGCTGACCGTAGGCCGTGTCCACACCAAGCAATCCACGTCAGGCACATCAAATCCTGTGGCCAGTGCCAGAACGGTGATCAGGCAGCGCAGCTCACCGGCCCTGAATTGAGCAATCAGGTTTTCCCGCTCAAGTTTCGGCGTCTCTCCTGTCACCACCGCGCAGGCGATGCCGGCAGCATTGAATAGCGTGGCCATGTCCAGCGCGTTGGCCACGGTAGGCGTGAAGGCCAGCCACTTTTTGCGATCGACAGCGAGGCGCAGGGTTTCCCGCACCACGTCGGGCAGGTACTGACGCACCCGCTCCGACAAGGCATGCAGGTTGTAGTCGCCAGTGGACGCACTGATCTCGATCCCGCTGGAATCGATCCTGGTCAGCACATCCAGGGGGCGCACCATGGGAGCGAGGTGCCCCGCATCCAGCAGCGGCTGCATCTTCACTTCGTGGGCAATGGCGGTGAACAGCGGATCGTCGCCGTCGGTGAGCCAGACGCCGTTGCCGCGGAAGGGCGTGGCAGTCAGGCCAACCACCCGGAAGTTGCAGTATTTGGCCAGGTCACTCAGCAGCTGCCTGTACTGACCGGCGCCGTTCGGATTGATCAGGTGGCACTCGTCCACGATGACCATCTTGATGTTGCCCAGGACATGGGCCTTTTTTGCAATGCTGCCGATGGTGGCCACGATCACATCAGCGTCCGGGCGTTTCTGGCCAACGCTGGCGCTGTAGTAGCCCAGCGTCAGGTGACTGGGGAGCAGTCGCGCCAATTTGTCGGCATTCTGTTCGGCCAGCTCCTTGCTGGGGACGATCACGAGAGTGCGTGGGTGCTCTTCCGGCCACGTTTCAAAAAACAGCCGTGCCATTTCAGCGATGACCACAGATTTGCCGGCGCCAGTCGGCATCACCAGGATCGGGGCGTCTGTGATTTCCGGGTGCTCCATGTACCACGCATAGAGCGTATCAATGGCAGCCTGTTGATAAGAGCGCAGGATCATCCCGCCATCCTCCCGCCAAAGATCTTGAACTGCTGCACGCCAGCGTCACCCACCATGCGCTTGTCAGCGGCTACATGAAGCTCCATGCTGGTGTACTGATCTGGCCCGCTGCCGTTCATAAAAGTCGCACCGGTCAGCTTGTTGGTGTAGCGCGCCCAGTTTTCCACCTGGTCGCCGTCCTGATAGTCGGCCCAGCTCGACAGCAGCGCCGGAATGAATCGGTGGCCATCACATGCAGCGATCTGCTCATCCACGCCCAGAGCCCGGTTGTGGCGCTCACAGAGCCACTTGCCGTCACGGGTGGGCGTGACATGGGTGCAAGTCCGGCAAGTGGGCTGCGGCGCGTCTGTGGCGTGGCACAGGCCTTCGTGGTGGCATCCTTTGCACTGATACCAGGCAGGGTTCTGGCTGACGCCGGTCAGGGGTTCTGGTGAAAACACGATCTGCTCGGCGCGCTCCATCAGCTGGCGCCCGGCATCCGGGGCCGCGTGGACACGCTCATGGTGGATCTGGTCATCGTCTTTGCAAATGGCGATGTAGTTGGCGCGGGTCATCCCCGTGAGCGCCATGTAGACCTGCATCTGGGCCCAATGCTGTGGCTTCGACTTTTCAACACCTCGATCTGCCACGTCCTTGTATGAGCGTGCGTTGTGGGTTTTGAATTCCAGCACTTCCCAGTTCGTTGCTGATCCGCCTGGGAGCTTGCGCGCAATGCCATCCATGGATCCGCCGAAGTGGCCGCCCAGGGCTTCTACGCGCCACTGGGTGCCGTCAGGCTGGCACTCAGACACTTCGGCGCCGATTCCGCGCAGCTCGCGCACGATCAGCGCTTCTTCGCGTTGGCCACGATTAAACAGGCGCAACATGCGGCCCTCCCACTTGGGCGTCACTGCCCAGCGAAAGGTGAACCACAGGTGACGCGCGCAGGCGTGGCCAATCAAGCTGGCGCCCAGGTGGGGCCTTGGCCCCTCCTTGGCCCCTTCGACCTCCCACCACCGATAGATGGCAGAGGCCAAAGAGTGCAAGGATTGTGGGATTGCGGCCATGGGTTCAGGCAGCGCGGTTGGAGGCCCAGGGAGCAGCGGGCTTCTTGTTGGCGGCGGTCGGCTGCGTCGCAGGAGTGCTGGCGGTGGGGTGTGATGCGGGAGCCACAGCACCCTCCACGGCGCGGTAGTCCTTGACCTCGTTCTGGTCAGCGTACTGGCCGGTCTCATCGCGGCGCACAGACACCTTGATCATGCAGGGGATGCCATGCAGCTGGGCGCTGTCCTTCAGTTGCAGAACGCCCACGGCGTGGCACAGGGTGGAAAGCTGGCGCTGCCCGATTTCCTCGGCCTTGGGGTTCTGGTTCTGAACATTGATGCGGTCAAACACCACGCGGCCCTTGAACTCGCCATCCAGCACCTTCCAGTTGAGTTTCAGCATCTGGCCGGTCCCGGACTTGGTGGGGACAACTTCGGAATCCTCGATGGCTGCAGGATAGATGCCGGCAGGAAGCGGCTCCATGGGGGCTTGGGGTGCGACTTGTTCTGCGTTGAAGGAAAGAAAGCTCATTTCGTGTCTCCTGTATTGACGGAAGTGCTGCGGATTTTGGCTGCGATGGCGGCCAGGTTGGGAAGCTCATACGGGTCCAGGACGCCGGAGCGGTCCTTCGCCACGTAGTTGTCATCCGGCTGCGTCTGCAGCCAGCGGGACGGGTTGCCGTCCTGATCTTTTTCCACGCGCATCGCGAAGATCAGGTCGGTGAAGTAGGGGAGCGCCTGGCCCAGCTTGGTGCCGGGAAGCGATGGGCCGTACGCCATGCGGGTGCCCACAACGGCGTTGGTGGTCAACGCGCCAGAGGTTCTGGTTTCCACAATGTCGATTTTCTCGGAGGCCATCTTGGCGCTGAAATAGACGTTGCGCCCGGGCAAATCGCGGAAGGCCCGGATCATTTCGTACATGCGATCCTGCAGGGCCCCATACGCCTGGCGCGGGTCCTTGGCGCTGCGCTTTTCATTGGCCAGGACGACCTCGGCGACTTCGCTGATGGAGTCCAGCACGATCCACTGGAACTGCTGGCCTTCCTTGGACTGGGAGAGGTACTGGTAGGCCTCGCCCACGTCGTCGATGGTCTTGACCTCGATCACCGGGATGTCGTGGCCACGCAGGGACAACAGGCCAGCTTCGGCGGAAAGGATGATGGTGGGGCCGTCTGTAGTGGCTGCCAGCGAAGTTTTTCCGGCGCCTGCCTGACCATAGACGGTGATTTTCACGCCGTTGAGCGCGGCGTCCTTCGTGGATTTGAGCTGGATGGCCATGATTATTTAGCCTCCAACGCTTCCACCTTGACCGACGGCTTCGCGGGTTTGGCGGTGATGAATTGGGCCAGCGTCTTGTAGGCTTCCGGATTGGCTGCTTCGAGCGCGCGCGCCTGTTTCAGCACCAGCTCCGGCTTCCAGCTGAAGGCATCCTGGACGATTGGAGGCAGCGTGTTCCAGGCGTTCTGAACAGCTTCCGCGTCCACCTTGCGGTCGATCTTGTAGGTGACCGACACCTTGAGGCCTTCCAGCTTCTCGGTGACGGTGCCCTCTTCCTGAGCCTGCACCAGGGGCAGCAACCTCTCTTCAACGGCGCGGCGTTTTTCGATGGCAGCAGCTTCCAATGCTTTGGCAGCGAGCCATTCCTTGGCAACCGATTCCAGCGTTGCAGCTGGCGGCGCGACGGGTTTCAAAAAAGCGAGTGACGACATGATCGGTATCCTTTTTGTTTGGGTTTAAGCAGCGGGTTTGAACACACGGGTGACGCGGATCTTCACGTCGCCCAGAAAATCGGAACCGAACTCATCGGCGACCAGGTTGATGGCTTCGATCGTCGCGTCAATGCTGGACCGTGCTTCGATCTGGAGCTCCTTGGGAGCAAGGACGCCGGTGGCTATGACAACCCAGAAGGTCTTTTTTTCCATCTTGGCTTCGAGATCCGTCAGATCGCGGTGAATGGCCTGCAGCTGGCGCGCGGCATTGCGGAGGTAGGTGATTTCGCTCATGGCAGGATCTCCACTTACGCAAAAATGAGGTCGTTGATTTCGGCGATTGCCTGGGCGGTGCGCTGGGCTTTGGCCGTCGCAAGTGCTGCCATGCGCTCGGCACGTACAGCAGCGTCAGCCAAGATTTCACGGGCTTCCAGAAGGCTGATTTTTTCCAGGCCGTTGTGGGGCACGAACTTGTAGAGCTGGCTACCGGCCAAATTGGTCAGGATGTAGGCGTCTGGGAGAAAGTCGCCTTGTGTGGCAATGGCAGCCTTTACCTGCAGGGTGAGGAAACCGACCTTGACGGTCTGGCCGGCGGTCCAGTTTTGGCGGGTGCTTTTGATCATTTTCGGCTCCTGTTGGTGCGTCGAATCGGTGACGCGTTAGGAGCATGGTATAGACAAACTATTCCTGTTGTCAAGCAAATCTATACTTGGTAACTATACTTTTTCCTGAAAGGCAACAAAAAACCCGCCGAAGCGGGTTTGGGGGGCGATGGAGGGGGGGGTAAGAACGGGAATGGCGCGTGGCTAATACATGAAACTTTTGGAACACTTGCCCGTGGCTGCCCAATACACCAAGGGACCCACATCATCCTCGCGGGTGGCAAATAAAGTGTTCCCGCGCCTGGTAACTTCAGCAGTGGATCCCCATTGAGGATCCTGGAGTCTTTCAAGATGGCAGGGCATTGATTTTGGCTTGCCCATAAACGCTAACGCATAAAGGACATCGCCATGCTTGTCATAGGGATGCCTGGCATCCCAATACTGCTCGATCGGGCTGGGAATGGCGTATTCGATAGTAATGCCGTATTTCCCCAGCAGCTCGTCAACGGGCTGTCCGTTGAAGGTGTGGAAAAGGCGTATAAATTCCCTGGTTTCCTTTTCAAACTCCTGCGCCTGAGTATTCGATGCCACCGAAAACAAGGCTGCGATCAGCCATGGCCACAGGCTACGCCTTCGTTTCATAATTTTCTTGCTTTGGGCTGATGCTCTATTACTTTCCCAACAATTCTGATGTCAGCCGTCAGCAGTTTGTTCTGATATTGAGGGTTGAGCGGCCTCAAGTACCAGTCTGAACCGTCTCGTATGAGTTGTTTGAAGGTCCAGTGATGGTCACCATTGGCAGCCACTACGAAGTCACCGCTATTCGACCCCTGATCAGGGTCAACAAGTATCAGGTCGCCTTCTTTGAAATCTGGCTCCATGCTGTCGTTTTCAATTTCAAGCCAAGCAGACCAAGGCCCTCCCTTCGCGACCTGTGGGGCAATCCATTCCGCTTCAGCAGGGTGTATCAAATCTGGGGCTTCCTTGAACCCGCCTGCAGGGACCGTGTTGAGTTTTGGTCTACGTGGGAACACCTCATACTTTACAGAGACGTCGCTCACATACGGTGCAGGCGACTGCGAATCCGCGAGCTTCATGTAGCTCACAGTCGTTCTGGCTGCCATTGGTAATGGCACACCAGAGCGCGTTGACATATCAGACATGATCCAAAAAGGCGGATTGTGCCGGCCGTTCTCCCATCCAGAAACATTCCCCTTCGTGCAATCGTATAAAGCCCCGAACTCCTCCTGAGTTTTCCCGAGTTTTAGCCTGCATGCCCTTACAAAAAGGGCCACTTCGGATCCTGGATATGGTTGTTGTGTGGTCATAGTCGCATCGTAAAGGGCATCTATACACTTGTCGTCCAGTAAATCTTGACACAGGTATAGCTTTCCTATACCCTCCGTTAAAACTCTGACATTTCCAGGGCTCCAAATGAACCAAAAAATACATCCTGTTGATAAGGCAGCAAAAGCCCTCGGGTTAAGTCTCGAAGGACTAGGGGCTTTGCTGGGGGTGACCAAGGGTGCCGTCAGCCAGTGGAAATCTCCAGGCCGCGCCGTTCCCGTTGAGCATTGCCTCACTATCGAAAAACTCACCCATGGTGCTGTGACACGGCGAGATTTGCGTCCAAAAGATTTTCATAAGTTCTGGCCCGATCTCAAACAGCACGCTGCATGACCCCACTATATTTTTTTGGCTGAAATTCATACAGGAAAGTACCGGAAAATATGAATCCAACAGTTTCCAGTAGCCAGATGACCCTTGATTTCACGCCCGGACTGGCCGAGCGTCACCGCTCATTAAAATCCTGCGTGCGGGAGAGGGCGCACACAAATCCAAAACCGCTGAAAACCATCGCCGCGGACATGGATATGTCGGAAAGTGAGCTTTCCAGAAAACTTGGGGAGAACCCCAACGACACCAGAAATTTTTCGTGCGACGACCTCGAAGAGTTTCTGAACAAGACCAAGGATTACACACCGATCTACTACCTGGTCGAAAAATATCTGACCAACGAAGACATGAAACGGACTCGGGCCATTTCCCAGCTTGAGCAGATGCTTCCTGACATTGCTGCCCTGATCAAGCAGGCCCGAGGTTCAACAGAATGATCGTTCTGTGCCTGGCATGACCAACGTCATCCCCTTTGAGCAGCCGACAATGACCCCGCTCGACTACGCGCTGAAATACGCCGCCATCGGTTGGCATGTGTTCCCCATCTGGGGTGGAGACGGGCAGGGCTCCTGTCGGTGTGGCCATCCGTTCACCTGCAAGTCGCCCGGAAAGCACCCTGTTTCCCACTTGGCCAACTCAGGCCAGGACTCTGCAACAACGGATCCGGAAGTCATCAAGCGCTGGTGGACCACGATGCCAGATGCCGGTATTGCGGTATTCCTGGCCCCCTCTGGTCTCATGGCCATCGACATCGATCCGCGCAATGGCGGTCTGGACACGATCGAGGCGATCGAAGCGCAACACGGAGCGCTCGTGTCCGACGTGCTGGCGTACACCCAGGGCGGCGGGGAGCACCGGGTGTTCAGCCACCGCGACGGTGTGCTTCCTGGCCGGTTGGGGCCAGGCGTGGACGTCAAGCGCAACGGCTACATCTGCGTGGAGCCCACCCAGGGCGTCAATGGCCGTTATTCCTGGGAGGCATCAAGCGACCCGCTCGAGGGGGCTATTCCTTCCCCGCTGCCTGACTGGCTGCGCGACCTGGCCGCGAAGGCTCCTGACAAAGGCAACACCACCGGCGCCGAACGATTGGCAAACCCCCAGGGGTTGCGCCACGCAACAGCAGGGCAGATCAAAGAGCTTCGTGAAGCCTTGACGTTCATCTATTCGGACGAGCGTGACACATGGATCCGTTTCGGCATGGCCCTGCATCCCTTGGGCCAGACAGGATTCGACCTTTGGGACGAGTGGAGCAAAACCAGCGTCAAGTATGACCCGGTGGACCAGATCCGCACCTGGCGCTCATTCAAACCCAGCGCCATCAACTTTGAGTCGATCTTTTATGCGGCCCAGCAGGAAGGGTGGGTGAATCCCCTGGCTGGATCCACGCCGGCGCCCGTACCGGCGATCGTGGCGCAAGAGCCACCGCCCATGCAAATCGACAATACTCCTCAATCGCCAGTTTTCAAGCTGCCTGGTGCCCTTGGCATGGTCCAGGACTGGGTCAATGCCACCAGCCGCAAACCGCAGCCGGCGTTCGCCACTCAGGCAGCGCTGGCCTTCGGCGCCACTGTTTTGGGCAGACGCTACACCACCCCGCAAAACAACTGGCCCAGCCTCTACTTCCTCAACATCGGCAAATCAGCCTCCGGCAAGGAGCACGGCAAATGGGCGCTGGAAACACTGCTCGAGGCCTGCAAGCTGGACCGTCTGATTGGACCGGCTGGATACACATCAGAGTCCGGGCTGCTGTCTGCTTTGCATAAAGCGCCTTCGCATCTGGCCGTGATCGACGAGTTCGGCAAGTACCTGGAAGGGGCCAGCATCAAACAGGGCAGCAGGGCCTATTCCACGCTCAAGGCACTGATGGAGTCCTGGGCGCGTTGTGATGGCGTATTGCGGCCGCAGGGTTATTCCACCTTCGGGCTGTCGTCACAGGAGATAGCGAAGCTGGAAGAACGATCGGTGCGCAATCCAGCACTGACGATCCTCGCCATGTCCACCCCAGAATCATTTTTTGAGGCCGTTGGATCCGCAGCTGCGCGCGACGGGTTCCTCAACCGCTTCCTGATCGTGGAGTCCGACATCGGGCGCCAGGTGGGAAGGTTTACCGAACAGATCCAGGTGCCGCAGGAAATCATCGACTGGGCCCATCGCGTGCGCTACCAGACCGGCGTGGTCAATCCAGATCTCAACCCGGGGGTCACGCCTGAAACCAAAGTGATCCCATTCTCAAAGCCGGCGCTCGAGCTTTTCCATGATTTCAGCACCGAGTGCATCCATCTGATGGACGAGTACGAACAGCACGGACTCTCCGAAATGTTCGGCCGCAGCGCTGAAATCGCTATGAAGCTGTCGCTGGTCATCGCCATAGGCTGTGAGGCAGCCGTCATCGATGAGGATCATGCGCTTCTTGCCGTCCAGTATGTGCGTCATCACGGCAAACGCACCACCGAACGCTTGATCCTGGCCGTGGCGGACTCTGAATTCGAGGCCACCTTCAACCAGGTGCTGGAACTGATCAAGAAGGCCGGCCAGGTAGGCATGACCGTCCGCGATTTGCACAAGTGTTCCCGGCGCTTCCGTGCGCTCGACATCAACGGGCAAAACCGTCTTCTGGCGACGATGGTCAGCAGTGTGGACGTGTCCATGGTGAAGTATTTGCCACCGAGCGGACGTGGCAAACCCAGAAGCGCCTATGTCTTTGGCGCCGACACGGTGACAACATGAAATCCGTCTATAACCCAATACTGGCGCGGGTTTCCGGTAAAACGGAGACAAAAACAGGGTGCCTATATACTCCCCCCCGGCGCCATCCACCCCCTATAAGACAACGCCGACAAAATGTCGGCGGCTATAACCAAGTATCTACAAGGGAATCCGGTAACTACGGAGACAGAGACACGCCCAGTGTTTCCCCTTACTCTAAAGGTAACTATATATACATATATATTTTGTTGTCATATATATATAGAACCTTACAGGGCGCGGCTTTTAGCCGCCGACAGATTGTCTCCCGTTGTCGTCGGTTTGATTTTTCCCCATGCTGACCCTCCAGCTGCCCTATCCGCCCACCGGCAACCATGCGGTCAAACATACCCGCAATGGTGGCCATTACCTCACCAGGGAGGCGCAGGCCTACCGGTCGGTAGTGCGGACCATCCTTTTGAAAAAACGCCCACAGCCCCCCTATAACGCACCGGTGAGGGTGGTGTGCGAAATCAGTCCGCCGGATCGGCGGCGTCGGGACATGGACAACGTGTGGAAGGTCGTGGGCGATGCGCTGACCCTGGCCGGCGTGTGGAAGGATGATTTTCTCATTCAGGATCTGCGGCTCGTTCGATCGGCAGCCGCGGCACCTGGTTCTGTGATGGTGACAGTGGGCTTGATCAATCAACAGGGAGGGTAAGGCGATGGGAATCAGGGAGGATATTCGGCAGGCATTGAAAGACGGGCCGCAGAGCATTGACGATCTGATGCAGCTGATGCCAAGTGCCGACAAGAACAGCCTGCGCACGTCTTTGGCGCAGATGGCCAACGAGGGGCAGCTGCTAAGAAAAAGCGAAGATGGCAAACCCATCTACGCTTTGAATGCCGCCTGGAAGAAATCCATCAAAAAGCCACTGCAGTACGGGCAAGCCTCTCATACAGAGAACCCGGTTGCCCCGGCTGCAAAGAAACCGGCCAAAGTCGAGACAAGCCCGGCTGCAGCTGAAACAAAACCCCGAAAAGCCCCACCGAAAGACGCTCCACGTGAAACGTCTCCGTCTAAGCCAGTGGTGCGTTCATCCTCATTCGCAGCTGCTCTGAGCAATGACAATCGTCTGGTCCTGATCTTCGATGCCAAGCTGGTGGAGTTCACCAGCAGCCAGACGGCTGAAATCGCAAATGCCCTGGCGCGTGCATGAGCTACCGGTGCCCATTGGGACGACTGCTCCCAACTCAAACAGATCCGGAAGAGCTGGAGACCATCAAGCAGGACGGCTGGCGTGAACACGGCATCCTGGTGATCAGCGTGGGCGACCCCCGTCTGAACTGGATGCAGGAGCAGGTGGTAGAACAGATCGGCAAGAAGCTGTACGGCGATTTCATGAAAAAGGGGAGGGGATAAAGTGCCAGCTTTATTTTTTAGTGCTTTATTTTTTCGGTCGTTTTATCGACAATTTGGGTACAGTGCGCGCTGGTTACGGCCACTCCCCTGCGAGGGCGTGAAATGATGCAAGCCGCCAACCAGCAAGCCAGCCCCCAGAAGCGAAAACCCAACAACTCAAACCGCGTGCCACGCGCCTGGAACCTTGCCCAGGAATGGCTCAACTGGCTCGACACGCGGCGATTCTTTGCGCCACCAGAAAAGATCAGCATTCTCGGCCGCATGAGCGGTCCCAGCGGTTCAGGAAATCAGCCCAATGGGCCCATGAGCGCAGAAATGGCTGCGTTTCACCTGGCGGTCGTGAGCCTTGAATACCGTACCTTCCGGGCCTTTGTCCAGATTTACGCCAATTACCCGGCGCTGAACAAAACCTGCGCAGCCGAGCTCAAAGTCACCGAAATGGGGCTCTACACCATCGCCGACACGGCAGCGCGCGAAGTGCTGAAAACCATGCACCACTTGGTGCTGATGCACGAACAGATGCGGGCAGAAACAACCTGGCTGCCAACTTGAGACGACTCCCGAGTTGATTTGGATCTGCAGCGGTCAACTCCCTTCACCCGGCCTAGCGCCGGGGCTTTTTATTCACGTCTTAACCAGGGAAAAGAACCATTCCCCAATGAGCGGAGGCCCAAATGGCCAAAACTAACGGGGCTAAGAAGCGGCTGGTAAAAAAGGCAAAGCCAAAAGGGCGGCCCAGCGCTTACCGCCCTGAATTCCCAGAGCAAGCAGAAAAACTTTGCCGGTTGGGTGCGTCAGACAAAGAAATGGCATTATTTTTCAATGTGTCAGAGCGAACGCTTAACACTTGGAAAATCTCACATCCTGATTTTCTTCAGTCCCTAAAAAGAGGGAAAGAACTTTCTGACACTGAAGTTGCGGATCGACTGTTCAACCGTGCAATTGGTTATTCGCACCCTGATGTACATATCTCAAATTACCAGGGGCTTGTGACCATAACACCGATCACCAAGCATTATCCGCCCGATACCGTGGCCTGTATCTTCTGGCTGAAGAACCGGCGTCCAGATCTGTGGCGTGACAAAGTGACTCAGGAAATATCAGGGCCTAACGGCGGACCTATAGTGACGGCCACCAAAGCCGACGACCTGACAGATGACCAGCTTGCAGCTATCGCAGCAGGAAGCCGCTAAAGCCCTGCGGATGCGCCGAGCCGCAAGGCAGAGCATTCTTGATTATGCAGCCAACATCAGCGTTCCTGGCGCTCCGGCAAGCGCTCAGGATGAGGATTGCGAGGACTTTCTGCCGGTTGAAACCACACTAGCGGATCACCACAAACTGATTCTTACGGCCTTGGACGAGGCCAGCAAGACCCCGAGCGGCAGGGTGATGATTTTTGCGCCACCAGGTTCGGCAAAATCCAGTTATGCGTCGGTCGTGTTCCCGTCTGCCTTCCTTGGTAGAGAACCGAACCGCCGGCTGATCTTGGCCAGCTACGGCGATGACCTTGCCCGCAAAATGGGGCGCCGGACGCGATCAATCGTCAAACAGGCTCGATATAAAGCGATTTTCAATACTGAGCTGGTGGCGGATTCAAAGGCGGCGCAAGAATTTGCGCTTACCAACGGTTCGGAATACATGGCCTGCGGGATCCTGTCGGGCGTTACCGGGAACCGTGCCAACGGCTTGATTATTGACGACCCGGTAAAAGGACGTGATCAAGCCAGGTCAGAAGCGCTGCAACAGAAAACCTGGGGAGCGTATCAAGATGATCTGCTGACGCGCCTGACACCTGGCGGCTGGGTTGCGTTGATCCAGACCCGCTGGGACGCCAATGACTTGGCCGGGAAGATTTTGCCAGAAGATTGGAAAGGTGATTCTGGGCGCATCCTATGTCGTGACGGCATGACCTGGAACGTCATCTGCCTGCAGGCGCGATGCGAAACAGACTCCGACCCGTTAGGGCGATCTAGGGGCCAATACCTATGGCCAGAATGGTTCGACCGCAATCATTGGGCGAAATTTGAGAACAGCCCGTTCAGCTGGGCATCTCTGTTTCAGCAGATACCGTCCCCGTCAGAAGGTGGACTATTCAAACCTGACCGGATCGAGGTCATCGATGCGATCCCTTCCGGTCAGATCGAATGGGTGCGCGGCTGGGATTTGGCCTCGGTCACCAACGGCGGCGACTGGACTGCCGGCGGCAAGTTGGGGCGATTGCCTGATGGACGTTTCCTGATCGCTGACATGGTGCGCGTTCAGGAAGGCCCTGACACCCGCGACGCCATCATGCTCAACACGGCTAAACGCGACACCTTCCAAGTGAAGGTAGATATTCCGCAAGATCCAGGGCAGGCCGGCAAAACGCAAGTGGCGTACCTCACCCGGCAGTTTGCAGGATTCAACATTGTGAGCAGCCCCGAATCCGGGGACAAGGTGACGCGGGCAGAACCGTTTGCGGCCCAGGTCAATGTGGGAAATGTCCTGATGTTGCGGAGTACCTGGAATGACGCGCTGCTGGATGAAATGCGAATGTTCCCAAATGGAGCATATGACGACCAGATCGACAGTTTAAGCCGGGCCTTTGCCGGGTTGATCAATAGCACCGACCTCGAAATTTGGGCCAAACTGGGCACTTAAACATGACCGATAAAGCAATCCCGACACTGGACAGCTTCCAGAATTTCCAGGCCGCCCTGGGGCTCGGTGCAGACAACCAAATCAGCAACAGCACCTACGGCTTCAACCCCATCACCCGGTTGCGCCTGCAGCTTGAGTGGATGTACCGGGGAAGCTGGCTGGTGGGTGCCGCGGTGGACGCCCCAGCTGACGATATGTGCCGGGCCGGGATTGAGTTCGAGTCCGTTCTGGAACCAGAAGATTTTGACGCGCTCCAGGCGGCCGTGCAGGACTTCGGCGTCTGGGAGTCGCTGGCCAAGGTCATCAAGTGGTCACGGCTGTATGGCGGGGCGCTGGGTTACATCATGATCGCGGGGCAAGACCCTGAAAGCCCGTTGAGGCTCGATACCATCGGGGAAGGGCAGTTCCTGGGCATCATGCCCCTGGATCGCTGGATGGTTCAGCCCACGATGGGCCAGCTCATCACCGAGCTGGGGCCAGACTTTGGCCTGCCCAAGTATTACGACCTGGTGCAAACCGTCCCGACCGAGAATTACTGGCCGCGCATTCACCACAGCCGGGTGATCCGCATGGTGGGCATTGAGCTGCCCTGGAACCAGGCGCAGACCGAAATGATGTGGGGCGAGTCCGTCATTGAGCGGCTCTACGACCGGCTGGTGTCTTATGACAGCACCAGTGCCGGGGCCGCGCAGCTCGTCTATAAGGCGCACCTTCGCATCATGAAGGTGGAAGGCCTACGCAACATCATCGCGGCTGGTGGCCCGCCTCTGGCTGGCCTCACGGCCCAGATCAGTATGATGCGGTCAACGCAATCCACCGAAGGCATCACCCTGGTGGACGGCAAGGACGAATTTGAAGCGCAGTCGTATACCTTCGCGGGGCTGTCGGACATCATGTTGCAGTTCGGCCAGCAAATCAGCGGCGCGTTGCAGATCCCGCTGGTACGGCTTTTCGGGCAATCCCCCGGTGGCCTGAACAGTACGGGCGAGTCAGACCTTCGCACCTATTACGATCACCTGGCGAAAGAGCAGCAAACCAAGCTCCGGCGCCCGCTGGTCAAGATTCTGGACATCATGAGCCGGAGCGTCCTGAACGAACCGCTGCCCCAGGGCTTCCGGTTCAAGTTCAACCCTATGTGGTTGATCACGGACAAGGAGCGCGCTGAAATCGGCACGGCCAACACGGATTCGGTGATCAAGGCCTTCGAGTCCTCGCTTATCAGCCAGGGCACGGCGCTGAAGGAATTGCGGAAGGCGTCGCATATCACCGGGCTCTTTACGAACATCACCGACGAGGAAATCAAGGACGCGGACGACAGACCGCCCTTGGCAACCGAGGTTACTGGAGAGCCTGATGCAGACGAAGGACGAGCGGCAGGGTAATTCCTTCGTCAAGTCCGGCTGGATCGAGCTGCAATATGCCCGGCAACTGCGCGACGTGGCCCGGCAGGTAGGCCGCATCATTGACAGCCATGACACTTCAACGATGGCTGGGATCACCCGCATGAAGGGCGCGCTGGCGCAGTACGCCACGATCATCAAGCCTTGGGCGGTGAAGACGGGCCAGCATATCGTGGACAAGCTGGATCGCCAGGACTTCTCCATGTGGCGGCGGCAATCCATCCATATCAGCAAGCGCATTCGGGCGATGGTGGAGCGTGACCCGGCTGGCGACGTGATCCGGGACTTCCTGGAGCGGCAGGTGAAATACATCACCAGCCTGCCCATTGAAGCCGGGGAGCGGGTTCAGGCCTTGGCGCTGGAAGCCCGCATTACCGGCAGGCGGTATGACGAGATCAAGGCCGAAATTGCCCGTTCCGGTGAAGTGACCGAATCGCGGGCGACCTTGATTGCCAGAACCGAGTGCGCCCGCACGGGCTCGATCCTGACAGAAGTGCGGGCGCAGGCCATCGGTGCAACGCACTATATCTGGCGTACCAGCAAGGACGAAGCGGTGCGGCCGAGCCATCGGGCGATGGAGGGGAAGGTGTGCGAGATCGGCAAGCCCCCGACATTGAGCGACGGCACCACGACCGCCCCAGGGCAGATTTACAACTGTCGCTGTACCGCGCAGATCATCCTGCCTGATGACTTATGAGGAACCTCATGCGAAAAAGAACAGCCGATTCAATCCTGGTATCGGAAGAAATCGGCCCGAACCAGGCATTGACCCCGGAAGGGTTCCTGCTGTGCAGCAACGTTCCCATTGCAAGGACGGGGACGCTGATTTACATGGCCGGGGAGCTTCCGGTAGAGCCTGACGAGACGGGCTATATCCAAGTCACACGGACGCCAGAAGAAGTATTCCATCCCGACGCAATCGCCTCATTTGAGGGCAAGCCCGTCACCAACCTGCACCCGGATGAGCTGGTCAATCCGGATACCTGGCAGGCCGTGTCGGTTGGAACGGTACAGAACGTCCGCCGACAGGGTGACCTGCTGGTGGCCGATCTACTGATTACGCAGGCCGACGCGATCAAGGACGTTCAAAGCGGCTTGCGGGAAGTTTCGTGCGGCTATGAAGCTGAATACGAAGCAATGGGGCCGGGGAAGGCGCAGCAACGCGCCATTGTCGGCAATCACGTCGCGCTTGTCCCAAAAGGTCGGTGCGGATCAATCTGCTCAATAAAGGATCATGAACCTATGAAGCTGAAAACCTGGAAGGAGCGCATCCTGGCCGCGCTCAAAACCAACGATCAGGCCACAATCAAGGCAACGGTGGACTCGATGACCGACGAACCGGAAGGGGGTGACCTGCATATCCACCTGCCCGCTACCGAGGACAACGAGGAGCCCACGGTTGAGGAGCGCCTGACGCGCATCGAGGAAACCTTGGCCAAGCTGACGGCGGCGAAAGACGCTGACGGCGACGACCCGGAAAAGAAGGATGACGAGGGCTCGGAAGAATACACCGGGGACTACAACAGCCTGCTTTCCAAGGCGGCGATCATTGCCCCAGGGATCAACCTCACGGCTCCCACGGGCGACGCCAAGAGCAAAGCCTTCAAGGACGCCATGTGCGGCTGCAAGCTCCAGGCGCTTCGCCAGGCCTACGCTACCGACGCAGGACGCGCGGCCATCGAACCCTTGCTGGCTGGCAAAACCCTGGATTCGCTCAAGGGCGTCCAACTGGCAACGGTATTCAACGCTGCTGCTGTGCTGATGGCCAAGCACAACATGACGAAGGACACGAAGCCTCGCGGCGTGAATGACGCAATGCGTGACAAGGGTGCTGTCCTGGTGGCCAACATCGCCAAGATGCGCCAGGAGCGTGCCCAGGCCTCGAAGTTCTAACCCCCCCTTTAACCCCGCAATGTAACCCGCTTCGGCGGGTTTATTTTTGACCATTGGGAGAATCAAATGTCTGCTTTCCTGTACCGTATGCCTTCTGGCATTCCGGGCGCTCTGTCCCGCCCTGGTGCCCCTGTCACCGTTGAACCGAACGTCATCCTCTCCACCAACCCCCCGACCGCCTACGGCAACCCCGTTGCGGTTGACGCTGCATCCGGCCATGTGCGCCCCATCGGTGCCGGTGATACCGCTGCCAGCGTGTACGGCTTCCTGGTGCGCCCCTTCCCGATTGAGAGCGGCACGACCGCCCTGGGCACGGCAACCCCGCCCACCTCTGGCGCCTGCGACGTGGCCAAGCTGGGCTACATGACCGTGAAGGTCACCAACGGGACGCCTGCGAAGAATAGCGCGGTGTACATCCGCACGGTTCTCAACGGCGCTATCCCTGCTGGCCTGGTGGGTGACGTGGAGGCTGTGGCTGACGGCACGAACACCTTTGTGCTGCCCGGCGCCTACTTCACCGGGGCCGCTGACGCCAACGGCAACAGCGAGATCGCCTTCAACCTGATCTAAAGCCCTGATCACCGACTGACCTGAACCCGCTACGGCGGGTTTTTTTACGTCCAAAGGAACCCGAAAATGAAACCGAAGATTTACACCCGCGATAACCTGGTCACTTTTGACCAGGCCACGATGGACTCCGCTGGCGCCTTCCTGGTGGGAGAGCTGGAGCGTCTTGACCCGACCATGCACATGCCACTGGCCGACGTCACCTGGCACCGTGACATTGACATCCGCACCGACGTCACGATTGGCGATGAGCTGTCCAGCTTCACGAACAGCACGTTTGCCGCAGTCGGCGGTACTTCCCCCACCGGCAAGGCCTGGATCGGCAAGAACAGCAATGCCGTCCCCGGTATCAGCCTGGACATCGGCAAGACCGGCACCCCGCTGACCCTGTGGGGTATGGAGCTGGGCTACACCATCCCCGAGCTGGTGTCCGCCATGCAAGCCGGACGCCCCCTGGACAGCCAAAAGCTGGAAGCCATCCGTCTGAAGTACAACATGGACGTTGACCAGCAGGTTTATGTGGGCGACACCGACCTGGGCTTGTACGGCCTGGTGAACAACCCCAACGTCACCGCGTCCAACGTGGTCAACGGCGCCGGAGCCTCGCCTCTGTGGGCCAACAAGACCCCGCAGGAAATCCTCACCGACGTGCGCAGCCTGGAACAAGCCGTGTGGACTTCCTCGGCTTACGCGGCTGCCCCCCGTCAAGTGCTGGTTCCCCCCACCAAGTACGTGTACCTGCTGCAACCCCTGACGGTGAACGGCGTGGGCTACCAGTCGGTGCTGGAGTACATCGCGCGCAACAGCGTGTGCCTGCAGGTCAACGGCGTCCCGCTGGAAATCCTGCCCGCCAAGTGGCTTGTGGGCGCTGGCGTCGGCGGTACGGATCGCATGGCGGCTTATACCCGCCAGCTCGACCGCGTCCGCTTCCCCATGACTCCGCTGATGAACACCCCGGTGGAGAACAAGGGCCTCTACAAGCTCACGACCTACTACGGCCGCCTGGGTGCCGTGGAAGTCGTGTACCCCGAAGCAATGGGCTACCGCGACGGGTTCTAAAAAAACAAGCGCCGGGATCTTCCTGGCGCGTTCAAGGGATGAGAACATGGCAAAAGTCACCATCGCAAAGAAATTCACGCTGAACCGCGACGACGGCTCCAGCGTGACCTACGGGCCCGGCAATCACGACATGCCGGACGCTGACGCGGATCACTGGTACACCAAGCTGCACCTGGACGAGCCCAAGGCCGAAGAAAAGGCCGAAGAAAAGGGCGACGCCAAGGACAGCAAGGGCAAAGGGGCTAAATAATGAACGAGACGCAATTCCTGGCGATTTTCCCGGAGTTCTCCAACGCATCGGTTTATTCGGTGGCGCTGATCAACTTCTGGCTGGGGGTTGCGGCGAACCTCATTAACCCGACGCGCTGGGGCAACCTGGCGCAGCAGGGGCAGGCTCTACTGACCGCGCACTACCTGGTGCTGGCCCAGCGCATTGCCGTTGAGGAAGCGGCTCAAAACGCTTCCAACGGGGCGACGTCAATGGGCGAGTCCCAGGGGCTTATCACTGCGAAGGCTGTGGATGGCGTGAGCGTATCCAAGGACGTCGCGGCGATCACTATGGAGGGGGCGGGCTCTTACAACCGCACCAGCTATGGGGTGCAATACTGGCAACTCGCGCAGATGATGGGCGCGGGCGGCTTGCAGATCAACGCTGGATCGTGAGCGTCAAGCAAACCAAGAACCGCGTCCCCGACCTGAAAAAAGCACTCAAAGCCCTGGCCAAAAGCCAGGTGCTTGTGGGCATTCCTGCTTCCTCGTCGGAGAACGCGCGGGAGGATGAGCCCATCACCAACTCGGAGCTGGGCTTCATTCACGAGTTCGGGGCACCGGAGTCCAATATCCCGGCGCGCCCATTCCTCGTCCCTGGCGTGAAAGCGTCCTGGGATAAGGCCAACAAGCTGCTGGCCAGCGGCGCCAAAAAGGTGCTGCAACTCAATCCAAACCCCGCTGCTACCGTGACCCGCACCCTTGAGGCGGCGGGCCTGTTGGCGCAGGGCAAAGTGGTACAGGAGATTGATGACGGTATCCCCCCGGCATTGCTGCCCGCGACTTTAGCCGCCCGGCGTCGCAAGGGGTTCACTGGCACCAAGCCCCTGATCGAAACCGGACAGCTCAAGCAGTCCATAACCTATGTGGTGAAAGATGCTCCAAATCGGTGAAGCCTTTGACCCTGCATTCCTGCAGCCGGTCACCAGGGTTACCCGCGCGGAAGTCATCAACACCTACGGCGAAACCACGACCACGAACACCAGCACGGTGATTCAGGCCGTGGTGCGGACTGCCTCGAAGCCCGGCCTGATGCGCTTCGAGGATATGGCGACCTACGCGGATACCATTACGGTGATCACGCAAAGCCCGCTCAACGGGCCCACGGTGGGCGGCCAACCGGATCAAATCCTATGGCGTGGGCAGACCTATGTGGTGGCCGTGGTCAACGATTACCAGGGCTTCGGGTTCACCCGCGCGATCTGCAAGCTGACTGATTTGCAGGGGCAGAACAATGGCTAACGATTCCAGCACTGGCGGCTACCTTGTACCGTCAGGAACGCCCCCGCTTGACGACCAGGCGCTTGACCGATTCTTCCATGACGTTTTCATGGGGATCACGGGGATGCCGGCGAATATGATCCGCCCGCGCTGGCAACAGGAGCCCGGCAATATGCCGCCCCCTGGTACTGACTGGATGGCGCAGGGCTCGGTGGAGCGTGAGGATGAAGGCGTGGCCTGGCAATACTTCGCCAAGGGGACGCAGACCTTCACCCTGGCGCGCAACCAGTCCATTGTGAACCTCGTCAGCGTGTACGGCCCGAACGCCAGTGCCAACGAAGGGTTGCTGCGCGACGGGCTCTCCCTGGATCAAAACCGGGAGGCCATGAACCTGCAAGGCATCCGCCTGGTGCGGGTAGGCGACCCTCGCAATATGTCCATGCTCATCAACGAACAATGGGCGAAGCGCATTGACGTCCGCATCGTTTTCAGGCGTCAGATCATCCGGACTTACCCGGTGCTTTCCATTCAATCCGGCAGCGTACAGATCGAAACCGATACTGGCGTGGTCGAAACCGTAACCATTACATGAGGCCCAGGCTATGACTTCCCAGCTTCCCGTTTCTTCTCTCGTTTCTGCAACCGTCAACCTGGGGGCGACCGCTGCCCAGGCGCAAAGCCTCGCCAACCTGCTCATCGTTGGCAGTACTGACGTCATTGACACGGTGCAACGCATCCGCACCTACAACGGCCTGACCGCCGTGGGTGTGGACTTCGGCACGACCGCCCCTGAATACCTAGCGGCGGCTCTGTGGTTTGACCAGTCCCCGCAGCCCAGCAGCGTGATGATTGGTCGGTGGGCGCAAGCCGCGACGCATGGCCGCTTGATTGGCGGCGCGCTGACTTCAGCGCAGCAAGCCATCGCAACCTGGCAAGCCGTGACCACGGGTTCCTTCAACGTCACCATTGACAGCGTGGTGCACAACATCACCCTGCTGAATTTCAGTGCCGACTCGAACCTGAACGGCGTCGCGGCAACCATCCAGGCGGCTCTGCCTGTTGGGGTAACGTGCGTCTGGGACGCGGCCTACAGCCGGTTCGAGTTCAAATCCAGCACCACCGGGGCCACGTCGAGCGTTTCCTTCCTGACGCCTGAAGGCACCGGTACGGACATCAGCGGAATGCTGGCAGGCCTGTCCACCAGCTCCGGCGCTTACGTCGCCAACGGTATCGCGGCAGAATCCGCGTTGACCGCTGTGCAAACCCTGGATGCGACCTTTGGGGAGCAGTTCTACGGCGTCATGGTGTGCGGCGCGGTTGATGCTGACCATACGGCCATTGCCGGGTACATCGAAGGCGCTACGGCGAAACACGCCTACGGGATCACGACTCAAGAAGCTGGCGCGCTGGTATCCACGGATACCACCAACATCGCCTATCAGATCAAGCAACTGGGGTACAAGAAAACCTGGACGCAGTATTCCTCGTCCAGTCCTTATGCCATCGCCTCGCTGCTGGGCCGCTTGCTGACGACAAACTTCAACGGCAACAACACCGCGATCACCCTGATGTATAAGCAGGAACCCGGTGTTACGGCTGAAAATCTCAACGCGACGCAGCTTGCCGCGCTGGTGGGCTTCAACTGCAACGTGTTCGTGGCCTACGACAACAACACGGCGATCATCCAGCCTGGCGTGGCGGGTTCTGGCGACTTCATTGACACCATTTACGGTGCCGACTGGCTGGCCATCACCATCCAGAACGAGGTTTTCAACCTGCTGTACACCAGCCCCACGAAGATCCCGCAGACTGACGCGGGCAACCATATCATCCTGTCGCAGATCGAAAACGTCTGTGCCCAGGGGGTGGCGAACGGGCTGCTGGGGCCCGGCACCTGGACGGAAACCGGCTTCGGTACGCTCAACCAGGGCGACTTCATGCCCAAGGGGTTCTACGTGTACGCGCCCCCCATCACCAGCCAGACGTCGGCTGCACGGGCGGCTCGTCAATCCGTGACGTTCCAGGTGGCGGCGAAGCTGGCCGGGGCAATTCATACCGCCAGCATCCTCATCAACATCAATCGGTAACAGGTGGCCCGCTTCGGCGGGCTATTTTCTGCCCTTCATCCATGTAGAGGTTCCCCATGAATTACTCGTTTCTCGACACGCATTGCGCCATCGTCGGCCCTGGCGGTGCTTTTTCCCTGACTGGCGGGGCGGCGAAAGAAGGTATCACCATCGAACAGCGCGCCGAAAAGAGCAAGCTGGACATCGGTGCAGATGGCTCGGGCATGTTCTCCCTGCGCGCCGACAAGTCGGCCAAAGTGACCATCCGCCTGCTCAAAAACTCGCCGGTCAACGCCCTGCTGTCCGGCCTGTACAACTTCCAATCGCAGTCCACGGTGGGCTGGGGCCAGAACACGATCTCGCTGGTTTCTTCGGTGGGCGACGCCATCACCTTGCGCCAAGTGGCCTTCACGAAACAGCCGACGTTGACCTACGCGGAAGAAGGCGGCATGAACGAGTGGGAGCTTGAGGCCGTCGCAATGGATCAACTGCTGGCCTCTAGCGTCTAACCATGATCGAGTTCAAGGTAGGCGACCATGACTACATGGCGCAGCGCATGGACGCCTTCACGCAGCTCCACGTCGGTCGCCGGATCGCGCCACTCCTCTCCCATGTAACAACGGGAGGGGGGTCTTTTTCTGCTATTGCGACCGCGTTGAGCAAAGCGCCCCAGGAGGACGTTGATTTCGTCATCCGCAGCGCGATCAAGATGGTCAAGCGCAAGAGCGGGACGGAATGGGCGCCGGTCTATAACACGAACGCGGGCATGATGGTGTTTGACGACATCACCGGCCTGCAACTGCTCGAAATCGTCAGCCTGGCGATCAAGGACGACATCGCCCCTTTTTTCTCCGGCCTCGTCAGCCTGGTGTTAGGTACACCGAAGCCGACGAGCGCCTAGTCACCGACCCGGAGGACTTCATCCTGCGCCCCATTGGGGTCGGGATGTGCCGGTACGAGTCGGCGCTTGACGGAACGCTGAACCTGGGGGACTTCGCCAGGATGAACGATTACCTCGACCGGAAAATTCACAATGGCTAACACGCTTCAGGACTTCCTCGTTTCCCTTGGCTTCAAGGTGGACGAGAACGGCCAAGCCCGCTTTTTCAACGCCATCAAGGATTCAGAAGCCAAGGCGATGAGCCTGGGCAAGACAGTCGGCAAGGTTGGCCTCGCTGTAGCGGCTATTGGATACGAAGCCGCCAAGGGTACGCTGGCTTACGCAAAGAGCATGGAACAGCTCTTTTACTCCGCCCGGCGTACCGGGGCAAGCCTGGAGAATTTGAAGGCCATACAGCTCGCGGGAGCAAGCCTGGGGGCCACTCCGGAATCGGCCCATGCCAGCGTGGAGAACGTGGCCTCATTCATGCGCCATAACCCAGGGGCGGACGCTTTTCTGGGTACGCTGGGGGTGCAGACCAAGGACGAGCAGGGGCACCAGCTCGATACCGTGAAGATCGAGCAAAACCTGGCGGCCAGCTTCCAGAAGATGCAGGAATGGCAGGCGCTTCAATACGGCGGCTTGCTGGGTATTTCTGACGACATGGTGCTGGCCATGCGCAGCCCGGACTTTTCGGAGCAGTTCGAGAAGTACCGTGCGGCCGAGGGTAACGGCGTCACGAAGGCCGGGGAAGCGGCGCACCAGCTTGGCAACTCGGATCGCCTGCTGGAAGCGCATCAGTTCGGGCTGGCCGCTGAAGCCATGACGCCCGTGATGAATACCTTGAACAGCACGATTCAGGTCACCAACCGGGAATTGGGCGACAACAACGCCCTGCTGACCAAGGTAATGCAGCTCTGGGCTACCAACGAAGCGATGGGCGGCATTGCCGAAAAGGTGGGCATGGGCGCCGGGGCGCTGTGGCTGTACAAGAAGATCACCGGGGCCGGGGCTGGCGTGGCTGAAGGCGCGGCTGTCGCGGAAGGGGCCGGGGCCGGGGCTGGCGTGGCTGAAGGCGCGGCTGTCGCGGAAGGGGCCGGGGCCTTGTCCACGGTTCCGCTGCTGGCTGGTGGCGCTGCCATGCTGTACAGCCCAAGCCTCAACGAAGGCGAGGACGCGCAGTTTGACAAGATGCGCCAAAGCCTGCCGGCCAAGCAGGAGCAGATGGTGTACACGCTGCACCATAAGCTGGGCATGGAGATCCCGGACGCCATTGCGCTGACGGCGAATTTCACCAAGGAAAGCACCCTTGACCCGCGCGCGGTGGGGGATAAGGGGGAAGCCTATGGGCTGGCCCAATGGCACCCTGACCGCCAGGCCGAGTTCACCAAGCAGTTCGGCCATACCATGCAGGAATCCAAAGACCCTATGGGCGAGGAATTGGCCTTCGCGGTATGGGAGCTGAAGAACAAGTACAAGGGTACCTGGGAAAAGATGCAGGCGACGGGCGATGCGCGCACCAAGGCCGAGGTGGTTTCCAGGGGCTATGAGCGGCCCAAGGATGCGGACGGCGAGGCTGTGGCGCGCGGGAATATCGCGCAGAACATCAACACCACCATCAACGTCAACGGCGCGGCTGACCCGAAGAAAACCGCTGACCTGGTGGTGGCCAAGCAGACCCAGGTAAATACGGCGGCGCGCAATAGCGGGGGGGCGTTTCGATGAGCGGCATTTTTGACGCAACGGGCGGCGGCCTGGTTTCCTTCGGCCTGGCGGCTGGCGCATCCCTGCTTGGGGTGGGCCAGTCGTTCCGTTCCATTGGCGGTATCGTGGCGCAATGCACCATCGAGGAACGCCACACGGATACCATGACGGTGACGCGGCACCCGGTAGAGCTGGGGACCAGCATCACCGACCATGCATTCATGAACCCGGTGGAAGTGGACATCACTATCGGCTGGGGGACGGGGCAGATCACCCCGCTGTCGCAGATTTACCAGCAGCTTCTTGACCTGCAGAAGTCGGCCCAGCCGTTCGACATCGTGACCGGCAAGCGCAAGTACTCGAATATGCTGATCACCAGCATCGGGGAAACCACGGACGCTGACACCGAAAACGCACTCAAGATTTATCTGACCTGCCAGGAAATCATCACGGTGCAGACGCAGACATCGAGCGTGGGGCCTTCCGCGAATCAGGCGAACCCGCAGGACACGTCGGACGTGAGCAACACCGGGACGGTCCAGATTTCCGACACCACGATCATCCCTGGTGGGAGTTTCCTGGCATGACGATCTACGCAACCATCCCGACGCGCCCCGGCACGCCGCAGCGGTTCAATGTTTCGCTCAATGGCAAGAGCTACGTTTTCCAGCTCGTCTTCAGGATTGATACCTGGTTTCTGGACGTCATGGACGTGAACGCGAACCCGCTGGTGTGCGGTATCCCGCTGGTGACCGGCACTGACCTGCTGGCGCAATACCCGGAGTTCGGGTTCGGCGGGCGCCTGCAGGTGGGCACCGTGGGCAATAACCCGGATCAACCCCCGACCTTCACCGGCCTGGGTGTTCAATCGCAGATGTACTGGATTCAATGACGACACAATACGGACGCCAGGCCCAGCTCTTGATCGGCGCGGGCTCATCGCTGATTGACCTGTCGCAGATGGAAATGGAGTTTCAGGTGCAGGCTTGGTCCATGGAAACGCCAAAGACGGCCATGATCCGCGTCTATAACCTGAAACCGGATACCGCGCGGCGGGTGACCTCTGAAGGCGCGCAGGTGGTTCTGTCGGCGGGCTACGAGGGCAACTTCAACACGATTTTCAATGGCCAGCTCATTCAGGCCAGAATCGGGCGCGAGAACGGCACGGATACCTACCTGGACATCACGGCGGCGGTGGGCGATTACGTTTACAACCATGGGACCCTGAACCTAACGGTGGCCGCTGGCGTGGGTGTCATTGGGCGGCTGGGCATGATTGCCAATGCGGTGGGGCTTACGCTAGGGACCGTCCAGGCCCCGGCAAACGACGCGGGGTTACCCCGCGGCAGGGTGTACTTTGGACTGGCCAGGGATCACTTGCGAAAGGAGTGTGCCTCAATCGGTGCACATTGGTGCATCACCGATGAAGGCAAGCTGGACGTCATCGCGTCGGGCTCGTACAAGCCGGGCGACATCCCGGTGATCAATGCCAGCACCGGCCTGATCGGGGTGCCGGAGCAGACCGAGATCGGCGTCATGGTGCGCTGCCTGCTCAACCCGAACCTGCAGCAGAACATGGTGGTGCAGCTCGATAACGCCCAGATTCAGCAAATGGCTTACCCCATTGGGTATTTTGCCGAAAAGGATGCCGCATTCATCCCTGATCTATCAGCCAATGGACTCTACAAAATCCTTTATGTCAACCATGTGGGGCAGACGCGCGGCAATGACTGGTACACCGACCTGATCTGCTACAGCAAGATTGTGAACCCCGGCCAGCTCCAATTTCTTCCGAAGGTGTTTTGATGCGCCAGATCGAGCTGACCCAAGACCAGCAACAGATTTTCACGCAAGCCTTGAACGCGCGGCTGGCCTCCGTCTGGACAACCATGCCGGGCATCGTCCAGTCCTTTGACCCGGTGAAGCAGACGGCGGAAGTGAAACCGGCGATCCGGGCCGTTCAATTTGACCAGGACGGCAATTCGACTCCGGTGGAATTGCCCCTGCTGGTGGACTGCCCGGTGATCTTCCCGTCCGGGGGCGGCTTCACGCTGACCTTCCCGGTGGCCCTGGGGAACGAGTGCGTCATTTTCTTCGGCGCACGGTGCATTGATGCGTGGTGGCAATCGGGCGGGGTGCAGAACCAGGCGGCTATGCGGATGCATGACCTGTCTGACGGCTTCGTGCTGGTGGGGGTTTCCAGTGTCCCCAACGTCATCGCCAACATCAGCACCACGGCAACGCAGCTTCGCAGCGCGGACGGCCAGACCTATGTGGAAGTGGGGCCTTCCGAGATCAAGGTAGTGGCGCAGACCGTGAACGTGCAGGCTACGAACGCCACGGTGACCGCTTCCAATTCGGCAACCATTGACGCCCCCACGGTGGACGTGAACGCATCCTCGGCGGCCAACATCACGACGCCCACGGCAACCATCAACGGGAGCGCCACGATTACCGGCAACGTGGTGATTGACGGGACTCTGACGATATGACGACTGGCGTGGCAATTCTGGGCTCAACCTCATCGCATGGCGGCACCATGACCTCTGCCAGCGGCTCGAAAATCCAGACGCCCCAGGGCGCGGTATGCGTCAGCGGGGATCTTCATAGCTGCCCGATTACCGGGCATGGGGTGACCGCTGTGACGGGCAATTCCACGCGCGCGACGGCTGGCGGGAAGGCCATCATCCTCGATGGCGCGGTGGCCGGGTGCGGGGCTGTCATCAACGGTAATTTTGCGACAAAGGTGACGCTCTCATGATCTACCGGGCTTTAGACGCGAATGGGGATTATCAAATCGGGGTGTTCCTGGCGGACAGTCCCGCGGCAGTAGGCCAGGCCGTCGTGACCCGCCTCATGCTATGGAAAGGCGAGTGGTTCTTGGACGTGACGGACGGGACGCCCTGGCTGCAGGACATCACCGGGAACAACACGAATTACGACTTCGAGATTCAGAGTCGGATTCTGGACACGCCCGGCGTCACTGACATCGTGGCCTATTCCAGCACCGTCGTGAACCGTCGCCTATCGGTGACCGCAACCATCAATACCCTTTACGGGCAGACGAGCGTAACCTTATGAGCCTTTCCGCTTACATTGATTCAGCCGGGGTTCACGCCCCGACCTATGCTCAAATCCTGGCCTCGCTTCAGGCGTCCTATCAGGCGATCTTCGGGCCGGATGTTTACCTGGGGAATGACAGCCAGGACGGGCAACTGCTGGCGGTTTTCGCGCAGGCGATTTCTGACGCCAACTCCGCAGCAATCCAGATTTACAACGCTTTTTCCCCGGCCACGGCCCAGGGCACGAACCTGGACTCAAACATCAAGATCAACGGCATCAAGCGCCTGGTGGCCACCTACGGCACGGTGCAACTGACGCTGGTGGGGCAGGCCGGTACGACGATTACCAACGGCATCGCGCAGGACGTCACGGGCAACAACTGGCTGCTGCCCGCTTCCGTGACCATCCCCAGCTCTGGCACCGTGGTGGTTCTGGCCACGGCGCAGAACCCAGGGGCGATCAACGCTTCAGTCGGCGCCATCACCAAGATCATGACCCCGCAGGTGGGTTGGCAATCGGTGACCAACGCGACGGCCGCAACCCCAGGCTCCCCGGTGGAGACTGACGCGGCACTTCGCCAGCGCCAGGCGGCATCGGTATCCTTGCCAGCGCAAACACCCCTCGCGGCGGTTGTGGGGCAGGTGGCGGCGGTTTCAGGCGTCACGCGCTATATGGGGTACGAAAACCCGTCGAGTGCCGTGGACGCGAACGGAGCGCCCGCCAATTCGATTTACCTGGTGGTGGAAGGGGGGAGTGCGGCTTCGATTGCCCAGGCCATCGCCAACAGCAAAACCATCGGCGCACCGACATACGGGACGACCTCGCAGACGGTCACGGCCTACACCGGGATGCCGGAAACCATCAACTTTTTCGTGGTGCAGGACGTCCAAATTTACGTCGCCATTTCGCTTCACGCCATCAGCGGGTACACGTCTGCCATCGGCACCGAGATCCAGAACGCCATCAGCGCGTACATCAATGCCCTGGCCATCGGCCAACCGGTGCGGCTGACGCGGCTCTATACCCCGGCGAACCTGTCGGGGGGAACGGACAGTCTGACCTACGAGATCATGTCCTTGCAGATCGGTCTGTCTGCTGGAACGGTGGGAACCGCTGACCTTGCGATTGCGTTCAACCAGGCCGCTTACTGCGCTCCCGCAAACATCACCATCACGCAGGTGTAACCCATGAATCAGGTATTGACCCGCTACACCGGCCTGGTGACGTCGGAGCATAACCAAAAGCCGAATTTCATGGCCGTGGTCGCGGCGCTGCTTCAGCCAATGGTGGACATCCAGAATTTCCTCTATTCGCTCCCCGGCGCTTTTGACCTGGACACGGCGCAATGGACGGAATTGGATGCGCTGGGCCAGTGGATCGGGTTGAGCCGCAACCTGGCGCCCACGGCTCCGGGGTTCTATACCCAGGCCCCTAACCCTGCCGTCGTGCCCTTGAGCGATGCGGATTACAGCACCGTTCTCCACGGCGTCGTAGGCGCGAACCAGTGGAACGGGACGCTGGAAGGGGCTTACCAAAACCTGACGTATATGTTCGGGCAGTCCGGCTCGTCACTCATGTTCATGATTGACAACCAAAACATGAGCATGGTCACTTGCGTCACGGGGCAACCCAGCGCCGGGTTCAAAGCTGCTCTCATGGGCGGCTATCTCCGGGTGCGGCCCGCTGGGGTTCAGACGTCCTACTTTTTCGGCTCCGCGCCCAGCTCTCCGATTTTCGGGCTTGACATCGAGAACCAGTTTATCGCTGGCCTCGACGTCGGCTCACTCGCAACCACTTCATAGGGGTTTCAATGACAGCAACCACGGACATCCTTGCCTTCGCAGAAGGGGCAGGGGCGAACGTACTGACGCAAGCGCAGTACGCGGCCCTGACCACTTTGCTTGCAGACGGGTTTACGACGGGTATCCTCACGTCGGCCCAGCTCAACAAGGTACTGCGCCAGTCCTCATTCATGGCGGCAGGCTTCGCAAACTGGATTGTGTCGCAGGGCATCTCGGTTCCTGATGACGGCAACATGGCCAACCTGGTCACCGAGATCGGCCAGGCTCTCAAGGTGTACCTGGGGGCCAATATCGGGGCGACCTACGCAGGCAACCCCAACGGGCACGTCGCCGGTACTGCTGGCGTTGCAGGTACATCGTTCCCATCCATGCTTTGGGATACCACCGACGATCAACTGTGGATATGCACCACTACCGGCACTGCGACGACAGCGGTGTGGACGCCGATGGTGGCGATCAACGGCGCGGTGACAGCGGGGCATGTGGCTGTATTCGGTGCGAATCCGGGGCAAGTATTAGACGGTGGCCCTCCCTCTAGTGCTGCTGCTCCGCTGTACATCAACACGTCACAGGTGGTTAGCCCCGGCCCCTATCTTACTGACACAACAGTGGCGAGTATCACATTGACGCTTCCTCCTGTGCCCGCGATTGGGACAAGCTGCGAGTTCATAGACGCTACTGGAAGCTGGTCAACGAACAACTTAATCATCAACCCAAATGGCCATACCATCATGGGCGTGGCCGCTAACCTGATTTGTAACCTTGGAGGTGAAGATTTTCGCCTCTGGTTCAACGGTTCTGACTGGAGGCTACAGTAATGTACTTATCAGATTTTTTAAAGTCAGCAAACTCTTTTGGTTTAGGAAACACCCCCATCGGTAGCTATGAGACGTCCAGCAATGTCATGTTAACAGCGGGAAGCTCATTCTTTAAGCCGGTGGGGTCATCCGTTGCCAGAGCCAGTTATCCACTTTTGTCTGCTGCATACCTTACTCCGGTGATAACCTACTCCGCTACCTCTGAAACCGTCCCAGCTAATGCGAACACCACAGTGGCTAGCAGTCAATATGATTGTGCGTACGGTAATGGCGTTTTTGTGGCTGTAGGGTCTACAAGTGGCGGTGCAGCGGTAGTACAGACTTCTTCTGATGGTATAACTTGGCATGATGTCCCGGTATCCTTTGCGCACCCCTACTTTAATATTATTTTTGCCAATGGTCAGTTCATTATCACTCCGGGGGGAAGTTATACCGATTTCAGGACATCGGTTGATGGTATAACTTGGAGCGCTCCTCAAGTAATCAATTCAGGATTTAATATTCAGCAAATGGCTTATGGGGCTGGTTTGTATGTAGCTATGACTTCGGCCGCCACTACAACCTATTACACTTCGCCTGACCTTGTTACATGGACAGCGGGGGTGCTGCCCAGCGCACTTGCTAAAGCTCGCTTAAAGTTCTACGGGACGAAATTTTTAATTCTGTTTTCCCCTTCCTCCACGTTCAATTCGATCTTGTATTCATCGGACGGATTGACATGGTATTCAGCTACGCTTCCTGCCACAACGTACTGGGGCAATATACAGTACAACGGTTCCTTGTATTGGGTTGACGATAGCAACTATAACCACGTCGCAACGTCACCAGACGGAGTTACATGGACGGCAGGAGTGATGGCTGCTAATGGGAGCATTAGTTATGTAGGAATCCCCGGATACTTTTGTGCCCTATTCAACAACTCTGCCGGTGTTTATACATTCTACTACTCACCCACAGGGGCATCAGGTTCGTGGGCTAACATTGCTGTAAGCGGCCCTACTATCGGAAACTTGTTCTATGGGAATGGGGTCTTAACCAGCGGCCCATCAACGGCTGCAGCGGGGATCTTCCAATTCTACATTCCCAGTCTAACTTCTTTGACATTAACATCGGGCCCAACAACGTCCAGCTTTTTAAGTGGTACTTATGGGAACGGTTTGTTCTGCCTTTTTGATTGGGGAAATAGTGCTGCTGCAACATCGCCGGACGGTGTTACATGGACGGCGCGAACCCTTCCGATTGGTGCTGGGTGGCAGTCCTCCGCGTATGGAGCGGGGTTGTACGTTGTCATTTCAAACCATATTTACCTGACCTCCCCGGACGGGGTTACTTGGACACAGCGTGCGCTTCCTTCTGCTGGCGATTGGAGAAGCATCATCTATGCGAATGGGCAATTCGTCATCGTTCAATACGGTTCTAGCGAGGCATTAACTTCTCCGGATGGGATCACTTGGACAGTGCGGACACTTCCTTCTGTACAAAACTGGATTTCAGTGACTTACGGGAACGGGGTTTATGTTGCCGTTGCAAAAAATTCAAATGTGGTCGCAACGTCACCAGACGGGATTACGTGGACCTCGCATACTATGCCATCCAGTACGGATTGGGTTTCCGTCGCATTTGGGTCAGACGTTAACGCGTTGCCCGCTGGATTGTTTGTTGCTGTTGCCGCAACCGGGAGAGTTATGGCGACTTCAACGGATGGTAGTACGTGGACACAAACAACGGTCGCCTACAACACTACTACGGTGGTATACAGCAATGGGATGTTCATGGTGCTTGATGGCGCTGGTAACGTTTACCTGTCTTTTGATGGGGTTACGTGGACAACAGAAGCCCTGACTCAAATTGAAACCGTCTTGACTCCGGGGGCGGGAATGACGGTTGCAACCGAACGAGGCTCGACTACATCAAACAATGTCTGGATAGTAAACCCGGACTATGTTTATCTTTCCGGTACATCCGGGCAATATGTGAGGGTGGCATAATGAATTACTATCGGTATGATGATCAAGGCTTTTTGGTGGGAGTTTATTCAGGGCCGATGCAAGAAAATAGCACATCTATCCCCCCGCCCCCCGCTATTTCAGGCGTAACACCACAGTTTGTAAACGGGGCATGGGCAAGTCAGCCCAGATTGCCGGTTTTGTCGCCAATGCAATTCTATCTGGCCTTCACGCCCACGGAGCGCATCAACATCAAGAAGTCCACCGATCCTATGGTGATGGAGTTTTGGGCGACCTACGAGCTGGCCGCGCAGACGGGCCACAACATTGACCCCAACCTCGTGAGCGTGCAGGAAGGGCTGGCATGGCTGGCGACTCCCGCGACGGCGACGCCTGCCGGGCCGGGGATTCTGGCCACGGCGCGGATCGCACAAATTTCGGCTGGCGTTCCCCAATAAGCACCTGACCAATCAGCGCAAGGGCCTTTCGGGGCCCTTTTTTATTGACATCTGCCTCGAAGAAGGGAGAAGGGAAGAATGAACGATCACGATACCCGGCTTGCAATCGCTGAAGAAAAGATCAAGCAGCACGACCGGCTTCATGAGGAAACACAGGCCGCGATCCGGGAGCTGACTGCCGGAGTCAATCAACTGGTGCAGGCGGAAATTCGGAGAGAGCAGGACGACTCCACGTTCAAGCGCCTGTTCCGTGAAATCTCGGAATTGCGGCTTGATCTTG